TGCGCATTATGCGCATGTGGAGGTTTGTTGTTACTTGACTTTTCGTTGGTTATTTGGAGTTGGCGAAAAGTCAGCGTCAACTCTTTTTAGGCATCGAAGTAGCACAATTTGTTTTTACGATGTCTCGTTCATGAAGCGAGACTTTAAAAAAGCAATTTCACAACCCGATGGCAACATTAAGTGTTGAAGTCGCCGATAAGAACTTTACACTAGGAGTACGCTCTTTATACTCCGTTTTTCTACACCCTTGAGGTTAGTAAACTTCAGGATAGTAGATGTGTTCTTAATTGGACATCTACCTAACGTTCTTTGTTAGATTTTATTGATCAAGATGAGAGTTATTTTCCAATTTGACTTGATGATTCTTTTCATGCTTGTCAGGCATGGATTTTAGATCGTGACACCTTGTGTATATGTTTAGTGTTTATATGATTACATATTGTGTGCCCTGTGGGCTCTAGTTGGGGTGGTCGTATCACACGTGACGAAAAATATAATACATATAATGATGGAAAATTAAGAAAAACCACGTGTAGTTTATGTACGCTATGATGGCATAGGTACATATCCCAATGTTGGACTCCGAATAAACTCAGTTGAGGGAACTTTGTTTCCAGATACTGTTTGATAAAAGAAGACAGTGGGCCTGAGAGCCACTAGGTGCGAAACGCATCAGCCTTCATTGGAAGAGGTAACTTGTTACCTAGAAAAAGCCAGAGCTGGATCTACAGGTTCTGGACCGGAATTGATACCTGGGAAAGTCGTGACCCTCGGGCAGGGATAACCCAAAGGTGTGAAACAGCCTGTAATGTCAAAGTTCCCCGATGTAAAGTTGGGGAGATTAGAGAGTATAAGATCGCTTTTCATTTGCTACAGATGAAAGTAGCAACCGCAACCGGCTGCCGTAGCAGCCACACCCATGAAGTACACCTTTTCCTTGTTTACCCAAAACTCTCTAATCAACTAAAAAACCCAAACAAAATGTCGCCCTTAAATCAAGAATTTCCGTTACAAGGTGGCGAAAGCCACCTTGAAGTGTTTAAAGAAGATTGGTACAAATTGAATAAGTTTTTAAATAAAAAGAATTCCCAGAAACAACAGGAATCTAAGCAGAATTACAAGCACAGAAGTAATAAGAAGAGGAGGAAGAATAGAAAATGCAAACCTCAGTTAGGTTTTGAGGAACTTTGCAAATGTAATGCATTCACCTCCTTTGATAATTTACTTAGTGCTATTAAGTTGTATTCTGGTATTAAAGATATTGATACTTTAGTACATCATATTGAGGCTTTTGCAGCCTTATGTGTATCAGTATCTGATGCAACTAGCATTGCAGGCATCATTAGTTCTGTTATAATGTATGCCAAAATTCATATAGATGGTTCTCTAATTTTAAGTTTAAAGGATTATTTGCATGAATTGTTGATGGAACAGCAAGGTCCAGGAAGTGATTTCGTCGAATGTGTCAGAGATATTAGAGACAATTGGCGGAAAGTTAAGAAGTGTAATAATTTTGGACGTTTGAGTCAACTTCTTGGTGTTGTTGTTTCCATGGGCTTTTGTAGTCTAACTAGTTTGGATTTTTCAATTGCTGGATTTAAGCTCTTTGATACTAAAATGATCAAAGTACATGAGAATTGCGTAGATATTTTTGACGCAACTTTAGAATCAATTGCATTTTTGGTTGATGGAGCTTATGAATGTTTCCAGCAGAAATCTTTACAACCTTTATTGGTTGATGATGTCAGAGCAGTTGAAATGGATGATGAATATGCATTTATATTGTCTGCATGGAACCTAGTCGTTATAGGTAGTGCAAGAGAACAATTGAACTTAGATAATAATGAATTTGATCATCGTCTAGAAAAACTGATTGGCAAAATGAAGCAATTATTACCGTCCCTTAAAGGTTATGATAAGAAAATTATTTCAGACAAAATATTCAAACTAGTTGGTATTAAGAACGATTTCGTTACTATGCAAATATCTTCGGGTGTCAGACCGGCACCTTTTACTATTGAAGCTTTTGGAGAATCTAGCCAAGGAAAAACAACAATATTAGATCAAGTTATTGATGCATTGTTGAGAACTGCTGGCTTGGATACTGATAAAAGTAGACAAGCAACAATAAATGCATCTGATAAATTTATGAGTACTTGGCGCAATGATAATCTAGTTGCTAAATTAGATGATATGTGTAACACTAAATCAAGCTTTGTTGAAAAAGCACCCACACAATGGGTAATAGATTTGTGCAATAATGAGCCATTTTATGCACCAAAGGCTGATTTAGATAGTAAAGGCAAAGTTTTTGTACAGCCTGAAATAGTTACCATATCAACTAATAAGAAGGACCTTGATGCTTATACTTACTCTCATTGTCCTTATTCGATTCAGAGAAGAGCACACTTGGTTATAACTGTGCGAGCTAAAGCAATATTCCAGAGAAGTCATGAAGGAGTTTTATGTGGGATTGATCATGATAAAGTTGCACAATATGCACGTGATCATCCTAATGATATTTATGACGATATTTGGGATGTTGATATAGAGCAGGCTGTAAAGCCTGAAGAGCTACAACATATAGCTGACTATGCACCCTATGTATTTAAGGGTAAGAAAATGATGAATGTTTCTATGCAACAGTTGTTAGAAGTTTGTATTTATGAATTTCATAAGCATAGAAAACACCAAGAAGCTATAGTTGGTAAGATGCGAGCTCGTAATAAAACAGTTTGTACTTGTGGCCATATTTTGGAAGATGGTTCTGAATGTTTAAATATTAAAGGCATGTGTTCTTTACATGACACTGATTATAAACCACTTCCAAATACGCCTATAATCGAGGATGTACCTGATGAGGATGAAGATGAGTATGACAGTGATGATGGATTTTATGAAAGTTGTATATTTGGATTAGAAACACCAGCTGAACTTAATAAGCGTCGCCGCAGAAGGGAAAAGAAAAAACAAAGAATGAAGAAGCAGTTTGGTTTGGATAGTTTAAAACAAACCATATGTAGAAGTAATATTGTTGAAAGTATGAGACATAGAAACTATGTTCCTGATGCACCCAAACAGGAGTTTGGAGTCTACACTGCCAATATGGCAGCTAGTATAATTCCAGATGCTAAGACATGTTGGAGTGCAGCATTAGTTTCAATGGAAGTTGCTACAACAACTGCAATTTATGAAGCTTCTTCAAGATTTTTCCGTCACTTTGATTGGTTGTCACTTTTACCTTCGTGCATTCTTAATACACGACCTTTTAATTTCTTTATGAACAGAGTTATTGCTAATCAATCCTTGGAACGTATTAGAAAATTCCAGACGTATGGTACTTTTACTTGTGCTGTTGGTAGTTCCCTTTTGTATTCAAAAGGTTATAATAAGAGCTTAGCAGCCATGCCTATCGTTTGGTTAGGCTCTCAAATGTTAATTTCTTCAGGTGTGAAGAAGTATGTTCGTGCAAAATTAATTAAGAGAGCTGATACATGTTCACCTATTGTTCGAAAGGTGAAACAGGATTATGGCGTTAGAATTGTTCAAGGTTGTGCTGCTCTAGGAGCACTTATGTTAATAAGAGCAGCGTATAAGAAGTATTTAGCGGCTGAACCACAAGGAAATATTGTTGATCCAAATGCACAAGAAGTGGCAGAAAGGGATAGTGAGGAAAATCCGTGGGCTAGTCTTATTGTAAGGCCTGCAGATCACTCTAGTATTGCTAAAACAACAACTATCCCTCAAATGCAAACATTGATAAATAAGAATTTAATGTATATGTCAATACAATATGATGATGTAGTTGGTAAAGCATGTGCTTTGTTCTTACGCACTAATTATTTTGTTCTACCTTATCATTATATTGCAAAACAAAATTCTTTTGTTGCAACATTTTATAAAGAAAATGCTGATAAGGTTGGAGGTAGTTTTAAAGAACGAATTGAACCAACCACAACCTATCGTATTCCTAATACAGACTTATGTATTATATATTGTGCAACAGGAGGATCGTTCAAAGATCTTACGCCTTATTTACTCAATGACTGCCCTTATCAACATTCATTTAATATGGTTTATCGTCATAAGACAGGTAAGGTCCAAACAGGAGATGGTTTGGCAGAAGCCAGAATGGTGGATAATGGATTTTGCAAGTTTAATGGCTTGCTATATAAGAATCTATCATTTAATACCTTTGAAGGTTTATGTGGAGCTGTTTTGTATTCATGTGGTCAAACACCATCAATTACAGGTTTTCATGTAGGTGGTATTAATGATCGACCATATGGGTGCGCTGCCAGACTGTCAAGAAATGAATGGAATGTAGCTTTTCAGCATTTTAAGGATAAGAATTTTACTGTACAAACAGGTTGTGAAGGATTATTTAGGGAAGTTGTGTTAGGTCAGACTATTTTGACTGGACAAACTATACCTAAGAAATCACCCATGAATTTCTTACCGAAAGAAGCAACCATTGAATATAGAGGAAGATGTATTGGGGCTATATCACCCCATACAGATGCAGTAAAAACATCCATTATTAAGTATACTGAAGAGTTACTAGGGCCCAATCCTTACAGGCCCCCAAAAATAAGACCAGAATGGTGGCCTTGGCAACAGTGTTTATCAAATTTAGCTATACCATCAAATTCTCTACCTTATGATTTAGTTGAACGCTCAGTCGATAACTATTTAGAACCGTTATTGATTAAAGTGGAGCGTCCCGAGTGGAAATGTATGAAACCGCTTGAGGATAAAGAAAATTTACTTGGTATTAAAGGTTTGAGATTTGTTGATGCTATAAAGAAAAACACTGCTATAGGAGCACCATTAACTGGCCCTAAGTCAAACTATATGACTCCAATTGCACCCACTGATGATTATCCAGATAATTTCGTGTTAGATGATGAAATTATGGAAGAGATTCGTTATTATGAATCAGAATATAAGTGTGGTAGGAGAGTTTATAGTTTGATTAAAGCTACAACTAAGGATGAGATTCACACTAAAGATAAGTGTAGGATATTTTATGTAAATAATATAGCATTGACGTGGATGATAAGAAAATATTATCTTCCTATAATACGTTTTTTGCAAATGTTTCCTACACTGTCCGAGTGTGCTGTTGGTGTAAATTCTGAAAGCCAGGAATGGCAACAATTAGATGCTTTTATGAAGAGACACCCCAATTTAATAGGTGGTGATTATTCTAAATATGATCAGAAAATACCAGCACAACTCATCCTAGCAGGATTTAAGATTTTGACTCTTTTGGCTCGTAGATGTAACTATAGTGAGGAAGATATTTTTGTGATGGAGACGCTTGCTGCTGATGTCGCGTATGCATATGTTATGTTTAATGGCGACTTAGTTAGCTATATTAGTGGCTCTCACATTAGTGGAAACTCTCTAACAGTTATTATCAATGGTTTAGTAGGAGCTTTGAACTTGAGATGTGCGTTTTATCATTATAATCCAGATGTGAAAGATTATAGAGAACATTGTTGTATAATGACTTATGGAGATGATAACGCAGGATCCTATAGTAATAAAGTGAAATTTGGGATCAAACCCGTACATTATTTCTTAGCAGATTACGGACAAGTTTATACTATGCCAGATAAAGAGTCGGAATTGGCTGATACATTGAATCCTGACGATTTTGAGTTCTTAAAGAGAAGAACAGTTTATATACCAGAAATTGATTGTAAAGTTGGTGCACTAAGTGAAAAGTCTATGGTTAAAGATTTATATATGCGTGTGCCTTCAGGTCAGTCAGATCTATCTGAGGACCAGTTAATGGCCCAAAATATAGATGGAGTTATTCGTGATGCCTTTTTCCACGGAAGACAGAAATATGAATACTGGAGATCTCTTATGAAAACTCTTGCTCAGAGGTCAAATTTGACCCATAAATGTACCTTATTAAATTCGTCCTTTGATGATAAGGTACATGATTGGAAGATGCGTTATGTTCCTTCTTATAAAGCTAATCATGTAGAAGAAGAAGTATCTTCCTTCCTCAAATTTAGTACTTATTTTAAATTTGGGGAATAAGGTCCTCGGGTATGACCTTAAACTGCCCACCCCGTATGACACATGGGGTTCCTGTGTATAGTTGAAGATGTTAGTCCTGTATACGACCGCTACGTATTTATTGTTTATAGCCCTCCATGGTACGTAAGACGCTTTGCAGGATTTAAATTAGGGTGAATAGACTAACAATTAATGCGAATGTTAGATCTTTATTACATAGTAGCATTACAGAATTTGCTTTAATATTATTAGAATTGAAAAATCAACTTATATGTCCTAAATGTAAAAAGTATTGTCACGAATGTATTTGTGTGATGCAACCGCAAATGGGTGCAGAAGATCAAACTATAACTTCTGTTCCCAATCGAGAGAAAGTCCAGAATGTCAGATTCTATGATGAAGAGGAACTTTATGAGACTATGATTCATAGTTACACAGATGACACTCGAACTTATCAAGATACAAATGATGCATCATTGCAAAATTTCTTTAGTAGACCTATTGTTATTAGTGAAACAGAGTGGAGTGTGGGTGCAAATTTATTTTATCAGTTTGACCCATGGTCCTTGTATTTTGAAAATCCAAGGGTATCCAATAGGATAGCTAATTTTTCCTTAATGAGATGTAAACTACATTTGAAATTTATTATAAATGGAAATGGTTTCTTATATAGCCGAGCTTTGGCTAGTTATTTACCATTTTCCGAACAGGATACTTTATCTCAAAATAGGGTTGGTATATTGAATGACATGGTACAGGCTTCACAACAGCCACATGTTTTCTTGAATCCTACAACGAGTAAAGGAGGAAAATTAGTTTTACCCTACTTTAACACTACAAACAATACCTGGGTGCCTGGTTCTAATTGGGACGTCCTAGGTAAGGTTACTGTGAGGAGTTTTCAGCAGCTTACTCATGCTAATGGTGGTACGACAGATGTTACTATCACTGTTTTAGCGTGGGCAGAAGATGTCCAACTGAGCGTACTTACAACAGTTGAGCCTGATACTCTTTCACCGCAAATGGGTAAGGAAGATGAGACAGATCAAGCCAATAAGAATGGTATGATTTCTGGACCAGCATCTACAATATCTCGCTGGTCCTTGGCTTTGTCAAAGATTCCCCCTATTGCACCCTATGCATTAGCTACATCAAAAGCTGCTGATGCTGTTGCTGGAATAGCTAGAATTTTTGGTTATTCCAGACCCCCGGAGACAAAGAATCCTTGTCCTTATAAACCAGTGCAAGTTTCCTCGTTAGCTTTGACTACCACACCTGATGGTACACAGAAATTAACAGTTGACGATAAACAGGAACTTACAATAGATCCTAGAATAGCTGGTATTGATGCAGGAGATCCCATGTCTATTAAAACAATTGCAATGCGAGAGTCCTTTTTAACTCAATTTGCTTGGAATGTGGGTACTGCTCCGGGTACTCTGCTGTGGAATGCGCGAGTTGACCCCGTAACTTGGGCTTATACAGCCTCTGATGGAGGTTTTCATTTTCCCGCATGTGCTGCAGCAGCTCTACCTTTTAAATATTGGACTGGCACATTAAATTTTCGATTTCAAATTATGTGTTCGTCTTTCCATAAAGGTAGACTTAAAATCGTTTACGATCCAAATTGGATTGCGACCGATGAGTATAACACCAATTACATCCAGTTGATTGATATTGCAGATGAGAATGATTTTACTGTATCAATTACTAATGGTCAACCCAAGACTCTTTTGAGTCACCATTTACCTGGGGTTGATTCTTATACTCAGTTATACTCAACTACGCGCTATACTTCAAAAGAACAAGGCAATGGAATTGTAGGTGTTACCGTTCAAAACGAGTTAACTATACCCAATTCTACTGCAACCACCAATGTTAATATAAATGTTTTTGTGTCAGCTGGTGAGGATTTTGAAGTATTTGTGCCTGATGATTATTTCGCTTCGTTTGTATTTAAACCACAGATGGGTTTTGAACCTCAATCTGGAGTTGAACAACCTAATGCAATGGGAGATAATGAAATGGATAAGCCTGAAGATAAAGCTGCTAATCCTTTCATGGATACAATGGATCCCCTAACGAATATACATAAAGTATTTACAGGTGAAGTGATTAAATCATTTAGACCACTACTTAAAAGGTATAACTTGCATTCAGCAATTAGTGCATTTAAAGTGAGTAACGCTGCCGTTAGATATCGCAGTGCTATGTTCCCATATTTACGGGGGAATGTAGCTAATGCTGTTCATCAAACATCTGCTTCTGATCCATATAATTATTGTAACACTGTATTGTTACATTGGGTTACACAGATGTATTCAGGTTGGCGCGGCTCTATTCGTTATAAGTTTATACCAAGAGGTAGTGCAAATCTTACTGCTAGGCTAATGAATTGGATGGTTCAAAGAAGTCCAAATCGAGATGGTTTGCCACAGTATGATTTATCTATTGGTGGATGGGCTGCTTATACTAATTCAAGTAATGCAGCAGAAAGTGTGGTTTATGACCCTACATCTACCTTTGCTCCTTTCCATGGCCACAATGGAAAGGCTATAACAACACTCAATATAAATCCAGCTCTTGAATTTGAAGTACCGTTTTATTCAGATTACAGGTTTTGTCCTGGAAAGAAAGAAGATTATACTGGAGTGGAGCCTGCTGGGGATCAACGGATTCCTGGCTTTGAGGTGCTCTGGTATTATTTGGGTGATGTTAATACACTTGCTGATTGTTATGTGAGTGCTGGTGAAGATTTTCAAGTTTATTTCTTCACAGGGCTGCCTCCGCTTTATTATGAGATAGCCCCCCCTAATCCCCTCCCATAGAGGGTTCATAGACCATTATGTCTATAAACTGTTTCTCGCATGCTGCCACATGTGAGGTGAAGTTTGGAAAACTATAATTGTCAAGAAATCTACTTTAAAAGATAGTGAGATGGAAGAATTCTACATTTGTATGGTGGTACAAGTGGTTGTATTTATTGCAGGAATTCCCCACAGGGTGATGACTACACTCTTAGACGAAAATTGTTCCCTACCCAGGAAGGGTACCTATCTGAGGCCGATAGGGCGCCTTAAGGCGTGGACCAGCACCGTATTTATTGATACCTATGAATAGAAGTTTTACTAGATTCTTTGGATGCGGTCGTTGCGTCTGAAGAATAGAGGTTTTTATCTGTTCGTGGGTCTCAATTTTTAGTGTTGGTCCAGATACTTAGTATCTAACTGACGATGGTTCCA